ACGGATTGCCAGCTGAATATATCCTTTATAGCCAAGCTGGAACTGCGCTTCCTTGCAGCCCTTTTTCTTGTTGTCGAACGGAACCATATAAAACTGGCCAAGCTGCGGAGACGGCGATAAATTTAGCGCCTCTCCGAGTAATGCAGCGTTTACAATACTAGGGCTTGTACACTCCTGTAATGCCGGTGTGCTCTGCACCGCACTTACGATACTGGAAATAAATCTTGTCCCGTTCTTTCCACCAACCACCTGATTGATCTGCTTCTTTACCGCATCGTTCTGCAGGTAAACCGACAACTTCATTGACTGATCCTGTCTTGCCAAACTGTTCTGTACTGCCATGTCTTATTCCACCTTTCCGAATCGAATCTGATTCTTTAACATATATTCACGGAGCGCCATGATCTGCTCCCTGGTTCCCCATACACGGAAATCCAACTGGAATACCGGCTCTTCCTCTTCCGGAATTGAAACTGCTTCCTCTTCCGGAGCTTCCGGTACAGATTCGGATGCTGTTTCTTTCTCTTCTGCCAGTTCTTCCTTCTGTTCAGCTGCAGTCTGCTGCTTCGCTGCTTCTTCCGCTTCCCTCGCTTTCCGCTCTGCCTCCATGCGTTCCGCTTCCAGTTTTCTTTTCTGGATGTCGGCAAGCCTCTGTCCTTCCTGAATCGCCTGGTTCATATCCAGTGTCTTACGGTAAACTTCCATTGCTTCAAACTTAAATTCCGGAAGCTTGCTGATCGTCACCACATCCGTACCGATCTGGTACATCCGGCTCTTCATCTGTTCTTCAATCTTTGGCAGCGTAACCGTTGCATTCAGCCACTTTTCATCCCAGATCATGTCCAGCTTCACAAAACTCTGGAAACCGACGGTCAAAAACAGTTCCTCAATCTCTTCCCGTTTTACAGCTTTGCGGCTTTCATCGATTTCCTTGATCTGGGAGTCAATCAGTCCGATCGGTTCATCGATCAGTGCTGTGATCTCCTTGACCTGCTGCTCAAACTTGGTATACGGCTCCATGCAGATCTTCTTGACACGTTTCCGTTCGTCCTCAAAAGCTTTCTTTAACTTGTTCAGATCCGCCCGGTCTGCTTTCATATCTTTGAGCGAATCTTCTGTGTAGGCAATCGTCTTGTAATCCTTTACCTTCTCGGCAATCGCAGCCTTTAATTCCTCGTTGTTCCACAGGATCTGCTCTGTAAGCCAATTCTCCTGCGGATTTGTGATCCGTAATTCCATACGCTCCTCCTTCTTTTTTAGATCTCTGGAAGTATCAGTGGCGGTTTCCGTCCGCTTTCCACATACTTCCAAAACTTGATTTCTTCCTCCTGCAGATAATCCAGATCAGCCTGGACTTCTGCTCTTTCAATAAAATAATGCTTCACCTGTGTCCGGACATCTGTTCCCCAGTTACTCCGTAAATGTGCCCGGAGGACAACAAACTCATATCCGGTGATAAGCAGATAATGCAGCACCTGAATGTAATAGTTATCCGGGATCCGGTCCTTCCATTTCTCATATTGCATAGATTGCAGAATGTTGGTGGTCTTAATCTCCAGAATCCCTTTCCGGCCGTCCTGATCAACCAGCTCCCCATCCAGAGAAGCCTGCATGAACGGATACTCCAGACTCTGCAAGATCCGGAATTCATGGTGTGTGACCTGATACTGTGGATAATCCAGGCGGAACAGCTCCCTGATGAACTGCTCCGCCTCTTTCCCATAGATCACATAAGGCTTTTCTGAAATGTCTGGTGCAATCCTTCTGCCGGTCTTTTCTTCAAACAGCTCAATGTTTGTTTTGTATGGGTTCTTTCCAACCACAGCACTTGCATCACTTCCGCCGATTCCGTTTAACCGCCCCTTCAGCCAGGCTTTTTCATCTTCAAAATCATAGATTTTATAAGGTTCCATCTTTTCCTCACGCTTTTCATATGATGATATATGTATGTTCTGTTCCGTCTATATGCTGTTCTGCCACTTCTACCGCTTCCTCGTAATAACCGAACAAGCCGTAGATCCACCCATCAGAGCACCGGATAATCAATGGTTTCTTTCCCATCATTACGCCCCCCTTTAGGTACACATCTTCCTCTAAAGTGGCAGATTTTTCAGAAGCATCATCACTTTACCCATTGCTGCCATCGCTTCCTGTGTGATTTCTTCATCTGTTGCAAAGCCAAGCCTTACCGCCTGTTCAACGAGTTCTTTTGTTTCAGCTTCGCTATAGTCTCTTTTCTCAACCATTGTTGTTCTAATGCTTCGGATAATACATGCCAGATCCGTCATTATATCCGGAACCCCATCCACTGCCTTAATTTCACACATTCCATTTTCAACTCTGATCATATTGACTTTCTCCTCCGATTTTCCTATAATTTAGTTGAGTTTTTTGTTATGTGCGCCACTGGAAGTTGCCGCTTCCGGGCGCATTTTTATTGTCTTTACGCCTATCCTATCCAGATGATTTGCCAGATCCGACAAGTATGCGATCGCATTATTCTTGTAATACTCGGATGTACCGTCAACCCTTTCCAGCGACTGCAGTTTGTTGATCATCTTGTCAATCTCTCCCACTCGGATGCTCTTACGCTGCTTCTCTTCTGGCATGCTCCTTCGCCTCCCTTATTTTCCTTTTCCGGTACTGCCATTCCCGTATCCGGAAATATTCCAGTGCAAATGCTCCGGTAGTAAGTGTTGTGATTCCAAGTGCTACATATAAATAAAACAGCTCCTGACTTTTCACTGAGCACGCACCAGCCATCATTAAGATTCCGATAATACTTGCCGTTACGCTGAGTGTCTTTGCGATCTTGTAAAACATCTCTTATCCCTCCTTTGCTTGTCCAACCGGTACCGCTTACGCGGTTTTCTCTCGTTGGTATCCAAAATATTCTACGTAATTTCTTACCAGCTCTGCTGTTGTTGTCTCTTTCTCTTCTTTTTGCATGACGGACATATCGATTTCCTTTCCGTCAATGTTTACAATAAAAATATGTTGCAAATCCACCACCTCTCTTTAAACTATGCGATGCTGGTTGTACTTGTTGATTTGTCCTGCTGATTTTTTCCTACTCTAACACCACAATATTTTTGTCTCATCCTGTCCTTTCATAACGGCTCGAAACTCGGCGTCCAATATGAAGCGTTTCTCATCAAGCGCATCATTTCCGTGATATTCGTCTCGCTTATAGTTTTTTTTGATAACCGTATCTAACCCGAACATTACCATTTTCTCTGAATATCCCCTAAGCAATGCTCTCCGTGCTAACTTTTGCAGTCCTCGGAAACTAATGCGGTCAGATAGCTCTGGATACTGATTAACAAGCTGTCTTGCGATTTGTGTCTCACCTACATCTTGATTCATAATTTTAATCACACTCCATAGATAACTGGGCGTTACATTCCTGAATCATGATTCTTGTATTTGTACATGGCTGCCAACTCTTTACATACTGCATAGCTTCATCAAATTTCTTTTTCGGAACATTATTTCTTGCGTTGACATTAAAGTAATGTTTCAGATCTCTGTTGCATTCTGCAAATACCTTTTTGCCGATTTCCTTATAAGCATTACTTTCTTTTCCGCCAAGCGCATCAATAACCACTTTGCTGACTGTATCGCCAAGTGCCATCTGCTGACCGTAATCAATAGTCATATTCTGCTCAAGATCAGCGATTCTGTCTTCGTGGTTATCGATCATACTAAGCTGAATACGCAACATCTCCTGTGGTGTAAGCGACTTCTGATAAGAACCAGTCTTTCTGATAGCTGGAAGCACCTCGCTTGTCACCCAGCGCTTAAATCGTTTTGCCGAATCTAATTTGCTGCCGAAAATCAAGGCGTATAAACCGGATTCATTGATGAAGATAGTTTCCTGTTCTCTTCCAAGTGAATCTGTGATGCCCTGTTTCAGGGAGTCATCTTTTTCGACGTGTGTGGACAAAGCATTGAGGGGTTTTGCATAACCGAGCGCTGTTGCTACATCTTTTCCGACAAACCAAGGTTCATTATCAATAGTTACTGTTCGGATATCACCGAATTCTTTTGAATTGAAAATTTGCAATTCTTTCATTTGTTTCTCCTTATAGTATCTTTAAAAGTTACTCATGCGCAAAAAAAATAGACATAGGTTCGTCTATATGTAATTCATCAATCATAATTTGAATTTCATCACTACCAAACACGCCATTTTTCATCTTTTCATAGAATGTTTTTGGTGTAATACCTATCATTTTTGCAACATCTGTTTGAGATAATCCATTTTTTGCGATTATCCCTCTTAATTCATCAGTTTTGATCACATTTCCACCTCCGTATCTTTAAAAGTTACTTTCAGTATATCACATTTATGTAACTTGTCAAGCTATTTTCGTTGCATTTATAACATTTTTGTGCTATTATTAAGTTACTTTATAAAAGGAGGACAAATATATGACAGTTGGGGAAAGAATAAAAGAACTCCGCACTAATCTTAACATGAGTCAGGTTGAGTTCGCTGATAAAATCAATGTGTCCAAACAAACGCTTTATAAATATGAAAATAATATTATTACAAACATTCCATCCGATAAGATTGAAGCTGCTGCTCGACTCGGAAACGTTTCTCCGGCATACTTAATGGGATGGGATATTGCAAACGACGTTCAGGAATCGCAGCCGATTTTACTTGGCTCTGAACTAAATCAAATATTTGAAAAGCTTTCTAAAGAGTACAAAAAACCAAAAGAAGATTTAGTATCATTATTTTTCTCATATGACTTAAATCATTTACCTGAATCATCACGTATGCTAAATGAAAAGAATATTCGCTATGTATTAGACAAAGTTGTAAATGTGCCTTCTGAGCCAACCACCCTCGCCGCCCACTTTGACGGTGAAGAATACACAGAATCCGAAATGGAAGAAATCAAAAATTTTGCTGATTTTGTGAGAAATAGAAGAAAATAATAATGGCATTGGAAACATTGAGGTGCTAACGTGAATAAATTTGAAAAATTAGAAGATGTAGCTTATCAAGATGATATCGATGTTTTAAATTACCGTTTTGAAAGCAATAACATAAAAGGACTGTATTGTGATGGTGTTATTGCCATCCGAGAAGACATGACCATTCCGGAAAAGACCTGTGCTTTAGCTGAAGAACTCGGACACCACGAAACATCTGTCGGAAATATCCTCGATATGACATCTGCTGTCAACCGGAAACAGGAACGTCAGGCTCGACTGCATGGGTATAACCGCCTGATCGGACTGATTGGACTTGTAAATGCCTACGAGCATGGATGTCAGGATAAATATGAGATTGCAGAATATCTGGAAGTGACAGAAGAATTTCTGGAAGAATGCATTGAATGTTACCGGAATAAGTACGGGATTTGTAAACGGGTGGATAATTATGTGGTGTATTTTATACCACAGTTATCGATGATGAAATTGGTATAACCGCATATGCGATTATATATTTGTTTTACAAACATTTTTACTAAAGAAAGAGAGGGTAATTATGGATTTTACTGAATCAATTAAACAATTTTCAGAAAGAGTATCAATGTTAAAGGATACCGTTTCAACAGAAGAAGCAACAAAAATGTCACTTGTAGTTCCGCTCTTCCAACTTCTTGGATATGATGTATTTAATCCTTCCGAGTTTTGTCCTGAGTATATAGCTGATGTCGGTATTAAAAAAGGTGAGAAAGTTGATTATGCAATCCTTGAGAATGGACAGCCGATAATCTTGGTAGAATGCAAAAGTTGTTCTGAGCAATTAGATAAGCACTCATCACAGTTATTTAGATATTTCGGAACTTCTCCAGCTAAATTCGGTATTCTCACAAATGGAGTTATTTATCGTTTCTATACCGACCTTGAAGAATCTAACAAAATGGATTTAGTACCATTTTTGGAGCTTAATATGCTTCAACTAAAAGATACATCCATTAACGAATTAAAGAAGTTCTGTAAAGATAATTTTGATAAAGATAAAATTTTTAGTACCGCCGAAGAATTAAAATACAGCAGTTTAATCAAAAATGTGCTCCAAAAAGAATTTGAATCTCCTTCTGATGATTTCGTTCGTTTCATCTTAACCGATATTTACGATGGTCAAAAGAACCAACGAGTGATTGAAAAATTTTCACCTGTTGTAAAACGTGCCTTTTCATCTTTTGTAAATGAAATCGTCAACAGCAAAATATCTTCTGCTCTCTCTTCTGACGCAGAAGATGCAACAGGAGATAATGACAATACGGAAGATCTCATAGAAGAAACAATTGTTTCTAAAATTGTTACTACCGAAGAAGAAATTGAAGGTTTCTATATCATAAGAGGTATGCTCGCCGGAACTGTTCCAGTTGAAGACATTGTTTATAGAGACACTGAAAGTTATTTCGGTATTTTGTATACTAATAATAACCGGAAACCTATTTGTAGGCTTAATCTTGACACCAAAAACAAGCAATTGCTTATTCCGGATGAGAACAAAAAATTTGAACGCATTTATATAACTTCGCTCAATGACATATATAAATATAAAAATAAATTAATCGAAGTAGCAAAAAGATACTTATAAATCAAAAAACCGCTCCTGCGCCAACAGGAACGGTCGAGCGATGAAACATACACCAATATGTTTCTGTTAAGTTCTCCGAAGAGATACCTTAACTCCAAACAACATTGTATCATCTCCGGAGCAGCCATGCAAGAGAACAAAAGTTCTCGGGCTGTTATTTTTGTACCCTTTTTTACATAAAATACAAAGGAGCTGATACAATGAGCCTAAAATATGCATACGGATATATCCGTGTATCCACCCACGATCAGGAAGAAATCTCTCCGGATTCCCAGGAACATCTCCTCCGGGATTATGCAGCCAAAAATAATATTGTAATCCTGAAGATCTTCACAGATCTCGGTATCTCCGGAAGAAAAGCAGATAAACGTCCCGGTTTTCAGGAAATGATTGGTCTGGCCAAAGGTCCCGATCATCCGGTTGACTGCATCCTGGTATGGAAATTCAGTCGGTTCGCCCGGAATCAGGAAGAGTCCATTGTGTATAAATCTCTTTTAAAGAAGCAACATAATGTAGATGTGATCAGTATCTCCGAGCCACTGGCAGACGGTCCGTTCGGCTCTCTGATCGAACGTATCATAGAGTGGATGGATGAATACTACTCCATTCGCTTATCCGGCGAGGTATTCCGTGGCATGAAAGAAAACGCTACCCGCGGTGCATACCAGGCAAGACCGCCACTTGGCTATAAAGTTATAGAACGTGGCAAGCCTCCGGTTATCATTCCGGAAGAAGCTGCAATTGTCCGTATGATCTTTGATAAATATGTAAATGGGAAAATGAGTTTCTTTGATATTGCCCGACACCTAAACTCTCTCGGACTGAAAACGTCCCACGGGAAAGCTTTTGAACGGCGCAGTATCGAATATATTATTCAAAATCCATCCTACTGCGGTATGATCCGATGGAACCGGATGGAAAACGCCACCAACCGGATCAAAGACCAGGACGAGTGGATTATTGCTGACGGAATGCAGGAGGCGATTATAAGTAAAGAACTCTTCGATGCCGCCCAGGAACGCCTGAAAAAGATCTATAAACCGGTTGGAAAGCGCCCCTCTTCTACATATAAGCACTGGCTGTCCGGACTGCTGAAATGCCCGGTATGCGGGCGCACGCTGACCGCTACGACCATGAAGCGTGCCAATGGGGAAAAGTATGCGTACTTCTCCTGTTACGGATACAGCAAAGGAAAATGTGATAAACCACACGGTGTAAGCTCTCTGGTGATCGAAAAGGAAGTCCTGAAAGCATTAGAAGAAGCTCTTGGTTCCAATTCGATTGTTTATGAAATGCGCGAAATTCGCCCACAGGAGCTTTCTAATGAGCGTACCCTTATAAGTGAACGTCTTGCCAGTTTAAAGGGCAAAGAGGACAGAATACGCGCATCATACAGAGAGGGAATTGATACACTGGAAGAATATAAAGAAAATAAAGCTCTGATTGCCAAAGAAAGAGACTCTCTGGAGCGGCAGCTTGCAGAGCTGGAAGAAAATACGCCGGATAAGATTCCGGATGATCCTACTCCTAAAATGCTGGATCGGGTAAGCTCCGTCCATGATATTCTGGTTTCTGATTCTTACTCTCTTATCCAGAAAAATGAAGCTTTAAAGCAGATTATAGATAAGATTGTTTACGATCGGGAATCCGATACTCTGAAAATTCATTTCTTTTTATACCACTCATAATGCCGGAAACCCGCGTATTTACGGGCTTTCCGGCTACTTTATAGGTTGTGACAATTTGGTCATCCAGTTCGGACACTGAACCTGTCTTCCGTCACAGTATTGTGTCAGAATCGGCTGCCTTACATTCGGTCTGGAAAGATAATCTGCAAACAGTTCGTCCACCACTGTAGAAATGGAGTCAAAAACATTCCGTTCCGGAATCCATTTGTGATCAAAAGCCGTAGAAGATGTAATTGTGAAATCATAGCCCTGATTGCGATACCATTCGGTGTAAACCCGGTTCAGCGTAAAAGACATGATTGCCAGTACATTTGCCCGGATCGTATTTTCCGGCCATGTTGCATAGATTTCACTGGAAGCAACATTTTTGATATAATCTTTATATTTTACATAATAATTCTGTGCGGTAGAATCGCGTGGTGAGCCATTATGAACAACAATGTATTCCGGCACGACAACTCTGCTTAGCACAATCTCACCGGTTTCGTTTACCGGCTTGATCTCGTTTTCCGGGATTTTCGGCGGATACACACCGTACAGAGTATGTGCAGGAATCACAAAGATATCCGGAGTCTGGTCTTCCGTGACAAGTGGACGCAGACGAATCTTTTGAATTGCCGTCACACCGGCCAGTATTTCCGTTCCTGCGATGTTGACCGGCTCGAATCCCGGAGCGTTTACTTCCAGGGTATATTCCGCATATGGCTGTTCTTCATTTGTTGCATCCAGGCTATACTCCACAGGCGGTGCGTCAAGCTCAATGGTTTCACTTTGTCCGGAGCTATCGGTTGTCAGTTCTTCCAGTGTGTTTTCAGGAATACCTGTATAGGAAATACGGATTGACGCATCTGGAACAGGAAAAGAATCAATAGACGAAGTAATCTGTATCTGCAAATTCCCCCGATCAGAAGTCTGCATGGCTTTCAAAAATCTCAT